TTGATTTTATTCGGTAGCGGCAGGACGTCATCAGTAGCAGCAGTAGAGCTGTGAGCAAAGTGGTAAACCCTGTTTTCCACTTTGCCATAGCCGCCCTGGAGCACAGAGCTTAGGCTGCCATTTGGCTCAGCTGCCTTTCACGGTACACTGCCGGCGGCCAGCCGCCCGGGTTTGACGTATAGATTCTCTGCCTGTTGTAGTAGACCATGATGTACCGGAAGATGACGGTTTTGACATAAGCCATGGGATAGCGTTCAGTTCTGAGCCGATACAGCTTCTCCTTTTTCAGTGTGGCGAAGAAGCTCTCCATCCTGGCGTTATCATAACAGCGCCCTGTACCGCTCATGCTTTGAACCGCGCCATATTTCGAAAGGCTTTCCCGGAAAGCGTAGCTTGTAAACTGGCTACCCCTGTCGCTGTGGAATATCATGCCGCGGGCGTTTCTGGCCTTGCACGCGCTCTCGAAAGCCTGGATGCAGAGTTCCTTCCGCATATTGTCGTCCATTGCAAGACCGACAATTTCGCCGTTGAAGCAATCCAGGACCGCTGCGGTGTAGAGCTTTCCGTCGGAGCATTGTATTTCGGTTATGTCGGACAACCATTTCTGATCCGGGGCGTCGGCTGAAAAATCCCGTTGTATCAAGTTTTCGCTCTTTTGAGCTTCCGCATCCTCCCGGGTTATGCCGTTCGGATGGCGCTTCGGCTTCTTCAGCAGCCCGTTTTCCTTCATGAGCCGGTAGACGGTGCTGTAGCTGACAGCCTCGCCCATCTGTGTTAGCGCCAGATGCACACGCCGGGCGCCGTAGTTGTCGTTATCCTCGTGCTGACTGATGATTCCTTTTATCTTGACCAGAAGAAGCTCCCGGCGCTTCGGTTTATCCGTATTCCTCAGACTGCGGTAATATCCGGATTCGCTTGCGCCCAAGACCTTGCACAGCACCTTTACAGTCCACCGTCTCCGTCTGGCGCTGATATACTGATAAAGGCGGCTTGTTTTTACTTCTTCCGGTCTTTCGCGAAAAAACCAAGGGCATCCTTGAGTATTTCATTTGCACGACGCAGCTCGGCATTTTCGCGTTCAAGCTCAATTTCACGTTGGCTCATTCCGGCAGCTGCGCGAGCATGGCCGCTGCCCACATATGCCTTTTCACCGTGTTGTTTTCTTTGACTGCGCCAGTCGGCTAAGGTGTAGTACGGTATACCCAGCTGATCCGCTGCCTTCTTTACACCAATCTCATCTGATAATCGTACGGCTTCTTCTTTAAATTGCTTATCGTATGTGCTCATTGTCGGGCTCCCCTCGTTTTCTTCTATTCTATCTCATTTGAGGGTGTTTCTCGACTGCACTTTTATCGTAGCACTCCAATCCCCGTGACCGAGGAGGTCTACAAAGCGTACTACCGCCCAATTTGGAGAACCCACTATCACGCCAGCAAGAACGGACAGTGCGGCTGCACAGACTGGAGACGCTGCGAAGGCGATTGCGGCCTCTGCCGTTACCGTGCCGCAGGCAACACCTTGTCGCTTGATGCAGAATATGAAGGCGAAGAAGGTTCAAAGCTGACATTGCTGGACACCATTGAGGACCCGGCGGCGAATCCCGAGGAAATTATTGCGGACAAGCTTATGCTTCAGGAACTTTTCAAGGTGTTGGACGAGCTTGACCCCGACAGCCGCCGCATCTGCGAGCTTATTCGCCAGGGAAAGACCGAACGCGAAATCGCTGACGAGTTTGGTGTAAGGCAATCCACGCTAAATTATAGGAAAAAGAAGCTAATGGAGAAGCTTCGTGAATGCCTAAAAGACCTCAAATAATTATCCAATTTACCCTTCGGTCGTCACTCGGCGGCCGAAGGGTAAATATTTTTCTGATTTTTTCGTTCAAACACACCACTTTCCTCCAGTGGTGATTGAGGGAGAAAACAATACGCCCTCAGTCAGGAGGTAAACAAGATGAATCAAACGATTCAAATCGATGACACCCGTGATCGTGTGTCGGATGAGGAGCTAATCGGTGTCCTCAACGCTATCAGTGTGGTGTCAAAGCGTCTGGCAAAAAAACTCTCAGTGCTTGCCGGGCAAAGCCAATCAAAGGAAGGAGGAAAAGCAGATGAGCAAAATGAGCGAACTGGCCGCAGAAATTGCGGAACTGCGTAAATGCGCGGAAACCATCATCGGCATCGCCGATTCTTTCACCCAAATGCTCAGCGGCGATGACAAGCCAACGGATGCTCCTGCACCGGAACCCGTGCTTACCCTAGAAGCGGTCAGAGCGGTCTTGGCGGATAAATCCCGCAACGGACATACTGTTGAAATTCGCTCTCTGCTCCAAAAGTATGGCGCTACGAAGCTGTCGGAAATCGACCCCGCCAACTACAAAGCCCTGCTTGCAGAGGCGGAGGTGCTGGCATGAGTAGGCACGCACTTTTATCCGCTTCCTCTTCTCACCGTTGGCTAAATTGTCCGCCGTCCGCTCGGCTCTGCGAGAGTTATGAGGATAAGGGCAGTGATTATGCCGCAGAAGGCACAGATGCTCATAGCCTTTGCGAGTTCAAGTTGAAAACAGCACTCGGCATGGAAGCACAAGACCCCACGGAAAACCTGAGCTATTACAGCGAGGAGATGGAAGATTGCGCGAACGATTATGCCGCCTATGTACTGGAACTGGTGGAGGTAGCAAAGAAAAGTAGCTCCGACCCCGTCATCCTCATCGAGCAGCGCCTTGATTATTCCCGCTTTGTCGAGAGCGGCTTCGGCACCGGTGACTGCGTAATCGTCGCTGATGGAACGCTCACCATCGTGGACTATAAGCACGGGCGTGGGATTTTAGTTGAGGCAGATAACAATCCGCAAATGATGCTCTATGCCCTTGGCGCACTGGAAATTTTCGATGGTATCTACGACATCGAAACGGTATGCATGACCATTTATCAGCCACGCCGTTCCAGTGTCAGCACCTTCACGTTGTCAAAGGAAGATTTGTACCAATGGGCGGAAGATACGCTGACACCCGCCGCCGAACTTGCCTATGCAGGAAACGGCAATTACCAATGCGGCGAGTGGTGCCAATTCTGCAAAGCGAAACACGACTGCCGCGAACGTGCGGAATACAATCTGGAACTTGCGAAATTTGACTTCCATCTTCCTCCGCTGCTTACAGATGAGGATGTTGAAGAAATCCTTGGCCGCATCGATGGGCTGGTCTCCTGGGCAAACGACATCAAGGAATACGCTCTGCAGGCGGCGGTCAGCGGTAAGGAATGGCATGGCTGGAAACTGGTCGAAGGTCGGTCAAACCGCAAATACACGGATGAAACGGTTGTGGCGGAAGCCGTTACTGCGGCCGGTTTTGACCCCTATGAACGCAAGGTTATGGGTGTTACCTCCATGACCTCTCTGCTCGGTAAAAAACGCTTCGAGGAAGTCCTCGGAGGCTACATCGAAAAGCCGCAAGGCAAACCAACGCTCGTCCCGGAGAGCGACAAACGCCCGGCAATAAATACGGCAAAACAAGATTTTAATGAATTTGAGGAGGACAAATAATATGTCTACTAATGTAAAAGCAAGCAATCCTATGAAAGTTATCACCGGCACAGACACTCGCTGGAGCTATGCGAATGTCTGGGAAGCCAAGAGCATCAATGGCGGTACGCCGAAGTTTTCTGTCAGTCTCATCATTCCCAAGACCGATGCCCGCACCGTGCAGAAAATCAAAACAGCCATTGAAGCGGCGTACCGTGAGGGCGAAGCCAAGCTGAAGGGCAACGGTAAGTCTGTACCACCTCTTGCCGCTATCAAGACTCCGCTTCGTGATGGAGATACCGAACGCCCGGACGACCCCGCTTACAAAAACGCCTACTTTATCAACGCAAACTCCGCTACCGCTCCCGGTATCGTTGACGCTGACCGCAATGTGATTCTCACTCGCTCCGAGGTGTACTCCGGCGTGTATGGGAGAGCGAGTATCTCTTTCTATGCCTTCAACTCAAACGGCAACAAGGGCATTGCTTGCGGACTGAACAATCTTCAAAAAATCCGCGACGGTGAACCGCTCGGCGGCAGAGCCAGTGCTGAGTCTGATTTCACAACCGACGAAGATGAGGATTTTCTCGCCTAAGCACAGATACCCAAAGGGTGGCGGAGCAATCTGCCACCCTCTATGGGTTTATGAAAGGATGGTTATTTCATGAAAAATGAAGTATGGAAAGATATACCCGGTTATGAGGGCCTATATAAGATAAGCAATTTTGGCAGAACTAAAAGTCTCAGAAGCAGCACTCTCAGAAAAGACGTTCAAAGCGGTAACGGATATCGGGCGATTCAACTGTCTGATAAAAACAGTAAAAAGGAGCGCCACTACATTCACCGCCTTGTTGCTTTAACATTTCTCGGTGAACCTCCAAGAAGCAATTATGTTGTCAATCACAAGAATCTAAATAAATCGGATAACCGTGTGTCTAATTTGGAATGGGTTACACCCCAAGAGAATATGCATCACGCTTATGTCAATGGTCGTACCGATTATAGAAGATCAAAGAGACATGATAACACAACTGGTATTAAGGGTGTAAGTTCTAAAGCTAGAGGCTACCAAGTAACTTTATGCGGCAAATATATAGGCTGGTACAAAAACATAAACGATGCTCAGGCAGCACGTTTAGCGGCAGAAAAGAGGCTGGTGGCTGATGAATAGCATATCAATCGATATCGAGTCGTTTTCTTCGGTTGATTTAAAAAAATGTGGATTGTATAGGTATATAGAATCGCCGGATTTTGAAATTTTACTGTTCGGTTATTCTGTTGACGGCGGCGAAGTTCAGGTTGTCGATGTTGCAAACGGCGAGAGCATCCCGACAGACATTCTCGCCGCTCTTACGGATAACAGTGTTGTCAAATGGGCATTTAATGCACAGTTCGAGAGGATCTGCCTTTCCAGATATCTCCGTAACATCTGTCGTTTCGATAACACCGGCTACAGTATTCCGCAAGACACCGTCGGCAGTTACCTTAACCCGAAAGCGTGGAAATGTACGATGGTGTGGGCTGCATATATGGGGCTTCCGCTCTCGCTGGAAGGAGTCAGCTCGGTGCTCGACCTTGAGAAACAGAAGCTGACCGAAGGCAAAGACCTCATTAAGTATTTTTGCTTACCCTGTAAGCCTACCGCCGTAAATGGACAGCGTACGCGAAATCTGCCAATCCACGCCAAGGAAAAATGGGATGCCTTTAAATCATATAACAAGCGCGATGTCGAGGCGGAGATGTCGATACAACAAAAGTTGTCGAAATTTGTCGTGCCTGATTCCATATGGGACGAATACCATCTCGACCAGGAGATAAATGATCGTGGTGTAGCTCTTGATATGACTCTCGTAAAAGAAGCTATTGCAATGGATACACGCTCCCGCTTCGAGCTGACACATCGGTTGCAGACTCTCACAAAATTGGACAATCCAAATTCGGTACAGCAGATGAAACTGTGGCTTGCCGACAACGGTATGGAAACCGACACGCTCGGTAAGAAAGCTGTCGTCGAGTTACTGAGGACAGCACCACCGGAACTTGCTGAAGTTCTGTCCCTCCGGCAGCAGCTTGCTAAGTCGTCGGTTCGGAAGTATCAGGCAATGGAAAATGCAGTCTGTGCTGACGGTCGCGCCCGTGGGATGTTTCAGTTTTACGGTGCCAATCGGACTGGGCGCTGGGCAGGTAGGCTTATTCAAATGCAAAACCTACCTCAAAACCATTTGGAGGACTTGGCTGAGGCTCGATCCCTTGTGCGTTGTGGAGATTTTGAAGCTCTGGAAATGCTCTACGAGGATGTGCCGGACACGCTGTCACAGCTCATTCGCACAGCGTTCGTTCCGAGATCTGGTGCCAAGTTTATCGTTTCGGATTTCAGCGCCATCGAAGCCCGTGTAATTGCGTGGCTGGCCGGTGAGCAATGGCGACAGAATGTGTTCGCCAAGGGCGGCGATATCTACTGTGCCTCTGCAAGCCAAATGTTCAAAGTTCCGGTTGAGAAGCATGGTGTCAACGGTCACCTGAGACAAAAAGGCAAGATTGCGGAATTGGCGCTTGGGTACGGCGGCTCGGTCGGCGCGCTAAAGGCAATGGGTGCTCTCGATATGGGGCTCGATGAGGGCGAACTCCCGCAGTTGGTTGATGCATGGCGGCAATCCAACCCAAACATCGTGAATTTCTGGTGGGATGTAGACCGCGCCGCAATGGAGGCGGTTCGTCATAAGCACACAAACGTGACACACGGGATCACCTTCTCCTGTCAAAGCGGAATGCTTTTTATTTCGCTCCCTTCCGGCAGACAGCTTGTCTATGTGAAGCCGCGTATCGGTGAAAACAAGTTCGGCGGACAGTGCATCACATATGAAGGCGTAGGTGCTACGAAGAAGTGGGATCGACTGGATTCCTACGGACCAAAGTTCGTGGAAAACATCGTACAGGCTACTGCCCGTGACATTCTCTGCTATGCCATGCAGACGCTCCGGTGCTGCTCCATTGTTATGCACGTCCATGATGAAGTCGTCATCGAGGCCGATCCGCGAATGTCTCTAAAAGCTGTCTGTGAGCAAATGG